GCATAAATTTCCATTGTTTTATAAGTATGATTAACAACAACCATTGGAATATCTTTTAAAGATAAATGAGGTGTTACCATTCTAAACAATGACTTGATTTGTTTTGCTCTTGACATATCAGCAACTGATTTACCATCCATCGCATCTTCAACTTCTTTCTTTGATGCTAGGTTGCCAATAGAATCTATCAAAATAATAACTCTATCGTTTCTATCAATGCCGTTCATTTGGTTCATAATATCAAACTTTAATTGTTCAATATCTGTAATAGGTGTATGAACTACTCGAGAAGTATCAATACCGAATGAATCAAAGTATGATTGAGGAGTACCAAACTCTGAATCATAAAATAACATTGCTGAATCAGGATATTTATCCATATATGATTTAGCCATTAATAAACTAAATGCAGTTTTGAAATGCTTACTTGGACCAGCCCACATTGTTAATCCAGGAGTCAACCCACCATCTAATCTACCAGACAATGCGATATTGATTGCTGGAATAGCAGTTGGTATCATATCTTTTTTCGTAAAGAACTTTGAGTTTGCTAGTATAGCAGAGTCTTTAATTGTTGTGTTCTTTTTGATCTTTTCTAATATACTCATTATTATGCCTGCATTGATATAATTACTGATTTTTCTTTAAATAGTTCGTTCAATGAATACGTTGTTATTACTTCACCATATTCGTCCCATACTATTACATCATCCCCTATAGCATCAAATAAAAATGATAATTTTGTTACCGTTTGTTTAATGAGGTCAACCACATCATCCCCATACGAATCTGTCATGATGGTAATAACTTTATAGGGTTGTTCATCTTCATCAAGTTCTAGTATATGCGATATGTGTATATTATAAACATATCCTGCTTCTGTAGTATGTTGATACACATCAATAGCAACTTGAAAAGATTCATACACATACCAATTTTTGATATCATCGTTTACTTCTTCGCTCATTTTGAAACTCCATTAGTTAAACTCTTACTATTTTATACTATGACTTACGAAAAGTAAAGTATTTTATACTATTCATATTAAAAAAACTCGTCTAAGGTTGAAGTTTCTTCTAATGACCAACCAATTGGGTTGATAATGATTGATATAGCATCTAAAAATACTTTCTCAAATTGTTTATCATAATCAATATACTTTCCCATATTGAACTCTAACGGCAACTTTCCTGGGAATGCAATTACATCTTCATGAAATGGATTAGGTTTTTCTACATACACAAACTTTATCTTATCGCCATCTTGAATGATTGGATACTTTTTACCAAGACCCATTCGTTTTATATGGTGATTAAATAATAACGCACCTCTAACATGTATTGGTGTTCCTTTAACATATATAGGAGATCCAGAATATGTCGTCATACCATTTATACCACTGGGTTTTGCTATTGCTTCAATCGGCAAATTGTTAAACTCAGACCTAAAATCTTTAACAAACTTTTGTAGGTTATGCTGGTTTCCCTCGAGTATTACTTCGATAGACTGTTTTAACTTTTCTCGTATAACCGCAGGTGTAGAACTTCTAACCATTTCCAAACCCATCACCTTCAGTTTAGGTTTGGCATATTGTACTCCTTCAGAGTTATGCACATTAAGGATATATCTTTTCTTCGCAACAAAAATACCTTTATCAGCAAGAACTTCTCGCTTCATTTGCATCTTTTGTTCATATGCATTCATATAATCAGCTAATTCTTCGTAACATTTATTGATAATAGGTTGAATAGAGTCATTACAAATTTTATCCATAAATGCTATCTTTTGTGCCTCAGTCTTGCCTGCACAAGTCTTTTCTATTAACTTTTCTAATGAAAGATAGTTTGAGTCAGTATCAATTGCAATAATATAATCTTCATCAGTAGTTCCCATCACTTTATTCATATACTGATTTAATCTATTCGCAACCCAACGAATCGATAACTGACCAGATAATGTAATACCTTCTGCTATCCTCAAATCAAAATATCTGAAGTGTTGATTACCAACCGCACCATAACAACTATTCAAAGCAATCTTTAATGCCATTTGAAGGTTACTCAACCTTGATATTTCCTTACTAAGCTCTTCAGTTTTATTATGTTCGTATTCTTGTTCGCATTTAAGCATTTGTTTCTTAAACGCAGACCTATCATTATACATCTTTTGCATTAACTCGGGAAGAAACCCCTTTTTATCTTTACGATAACACCAACCATTAGCTGTTAATGCCAAATTGTTTTCTTTTACTATAGATGTATCAATCTTTTTATATAACAACTCGTCAACTGTACAAGGTAATTGCAAAGGAGATAGAGTTTCTGGACTCATATTATAGTTCATCATTAAATGTGGATACAATGACGCCAAGTCAAACGATGCGATATATTTGTGGAACCCAACAATAGGTTCTTTAACAAACGCTCCCTCAAACTTTGTATTACCACCATTAAATACTTTTTGAGGTATGGCAATTTTCTTATCTCTTAAATGATTGTATATGATTGCATCCCACATACCTACTGGAGAAAATACTTCTTCATAATTAATCTTTGCCATATATGCTAGGGTTATAATCAACTCTAACAATTTCATCTTATCTTCTAATCTATCAACTAACTCTGAATCTCGTATGTTATATGATACAAATGTATCCCAATACGATTCATAAAATTCTTTGAATGTATCTCCTGGGTTTTCTAACTTGCGTTCTCCCAACTCAACAAAGGCAATATGGTCTAACTTATAAGACTCTTGGGTTGTATAAGTAAACTTGCGATATAACTCGAGATAATCAAGGATAGCAACACCTTCTATATTATAGGTTTGTTGTTGCCTACCCTTTTCAAAAAATGTCTTTTCTCGTAGTCTACTCCAAGGAGATAATTTCTTTGAGTATTCTTCGCCCAATACATTGTTGATCCTATTAACTAGATACGGAATATCAAACTGATCTATGTTCCAACCAGTTACTGCGTCAGGATAATTGTAAGACCAAAATGTTAAAAACTCTTTTAGGAGTTGAGACTCACTGGTACAATGTACATAACGAACGTCAGTTCTATCAGTTTCCCAGAATTTATAACCAAAAGTGGTTATATTCTTTGTTTGTTTATCCATTAAAGATATTAATGTAATTTCCTCTTCTGCCTTTTGCGGATTAGGAAATCCATTATCAACTGTAGTTTCTATATCTAATGAATAAATTCTTAACTGGCTAATATCCCATTTAACCTCACCTTGATAGGTATCAGAAATGTATTGATGTTTGTAATTTGTATTGCCGTAGATACTAAATCCTTCTACATTTTCATACATCTTTACGAAATCTCTTGTTTCCGATATGAGTCCAGGTTTTATTTCTTCTATTGGATCGCCATATAAAGAAGACCATTCAGTATTTGCTTTATTTGAGTTTACATATAATGTAGGACTAAAAGGTTCTTTTCGCAAAAATGAAACTCCATTTTCAATTCCTCTTACAAAAACTCTTTCGCCTACAGTAAGCACATTTGTATAAAAATCTGTCATATTTTCTCTTTACCTTGTGTAAGCATCATAACATCTAAACAACAATCGTGATATGGTAAATGTTTTGGTACCATTTCTCTATTAAACTCTGGGTGATCAACCTCACAATACCCATTACTTGAACCATAAAGGATGTCTATTGCAGTTCTTACATCCCTCCAGTTATAATACTCTGTTATTGTAGGTTTGTCAACCCCTTTACATAAAGAATCTATAACTACTTGGTCAAGCGAACCTCTTGCCCACATTATTTGTTTTTTGGAGTTTTCAAACTTGTTCATGTATTGAACTATTTTATCAATACCATCTTCAGCCAAATAATCATCGGGTTTAGGTTTAATACTTTGATTGCGTACATATTCAGCTTGTTTATTCCACCATTCAAGAGTATCTTTATCAACAGTCCTTTTTAATCGTTTTATTTGGTCGGTTGCGTTGAATTTGACAAATAATGTTTTGTCGAGGTAATTTTGATATGATAGTTTTTCTTTACCATCAAAATATGTAATTGCGGCACTGAGTACAACAGTAGAAGATTCTGTGCCTAATGTTTCTATATCAAACATGAACATAATAATACCTATAATTTAAAAACTTAATTATACTACAATCAATAAAGAAAGTAAAGTTATTCTCCTGAATCTTCTAAGAACTTTTTCTCTTGCATAGTCAGTTCTTTCCAAAGTTTTCTTGGATTGCTACACATAATACATTTAGGATTACCGCAGTTCATTGCTTTTATCTTTTGCAACTTGTGTGGCACTTTGACTGGGACTTTGTGTGAGTTGGCTATTTTTAACTGCCGATTGATGTGATTTTTCTTTTGTCGTATTCTTTTATCTTTGGTTGTTTCTATCATACATTATATTTTAGCAATATTTTAAATGCCAGCATAATATCTCGGTCAGATAACATATTATAAAAACTATTTTGGAGAAATTCTTCTGTTACATTTTTTATATCGGAGGTTTTAATCATCATAGATTCTTTTGCGCCATCTATTGGTTTCAAATAGTTTAGTGTCAACCAACCTTCGGATTCTTCACTACTCCAAGAATTATTTGTCATAATTCAACAACTTTTGTAGTAGTAATAGATTCAACACGAATATATGCTTCTTTTAATATTTCACAATCTTCTTTTGACACCCACCTTTTACCACCTTGTATTAATGAAGATGGATTAGCAGTTTCTTCTATTAACATATAATCAACTACCCCATCTACTAATCGTTCTTCAGCCCAGTATTCATTACCTATGTAACCTGCATACCAGTATGAGTCTAAAGTTGCTTGTATTATTTTAATTCTTTGGGCTTTCATTATATCCTCAGTTGTCTTCAAAATTATCCGAACTGCAAAGACTTGGGTTCTTTGCAAATACGGAACAGGGAGAGTTGGATGCTATTTCTATGTTAAACCATAGAAACAGAAGTACTGCTATAAGTATTAACGGAATTGCTTTCATTGGAAATATCCTCTTGGATAATGAACTCAGGAACAGTTCTGTTTTTCCAAGAAAACAAATGCTGTTTAGCATTGTTATAATAATTCCTATATGACTTAATGGAATCACCTTGGACAATATATTTATTATCCATTGCTGGAGTAGGTTCGGTAAATTTACCCAATTTGATATTAATTGGAGCATATGACAATGCTTCATATAATCCAGAGGATTCTACCTTATGGACTTTACCGTAACGATATGTGTATTCTTTACATAAACGATATAAAAGACTTCTTAACCACATATAGTTTTTATAAGATTGTCTAACCCAAATAGCAGAAGGATGATTTATATGGGTTGCTTGATAAAGGATATCGTCATAAGAAGTACCCAATTTCCACCGTTTCATTTTTCTACCTGATGATGCATCTACATATTCTACGCCATCAATAACACGATGGGCTGTAGAAAGCAACTGTGCATACTCAAGTATCATTTTGACACAGTGTTTGTCAACGTGCATTTCGGCACATTTGG